TCACGCCTCCAGCGCCTTCAAGCACATGGCGCGTTCAGACATCCGCCGGTTGGTAAGGCCCTGGATCACCCGGCCACCTGCGCGGTTCCAGCGGGGCAGCTCATTGCAAGCCCCGGTGAGATCGCCCGCATTGGCTTTGCGCAGCAAGGTGGAACGGCAGGCGGCAGCGGGGCCGACATTGTAGGTCCAGGAGAGCAGAGCCACCTTCATGCCGGTGGGCACATCAGCGGTGAGGCATCGATCCAGCGCCGCCTCATAGGCGATGATCTCGTGGGCCAACATCGCGTCACATTCAGCTTTGCTGTAACTGTCACCGGGGCGCACGCCCTTGGTTTCGCCATAGCAGACTGTCCAGATGCCGATGACATCGCGGTAGGCTTCCGTCCTGAGCCCTTCCCACTGGCCGATAAAGCTAAGGGCTGAAGCGAGGGCCACGCTGCCCCCGGCCAATACGCCAATGGTGCGTTTGCGCACGGCCCCGCTTTCATCACGCCGGAAGGCCGCCCACAGGCCAGAGGTTGGCTGCACCAGGATCCGCGCCGGGATGGCGATGAGGTTCACCAGGGCGGCAATCCCGGCAAAGACCAAGGGATCGAGGCCCAGAAGATCCGGGCTGACCAGCGAGACGAAGACCGGCAGCACCGAGATGACAGCGGCGAGGATCAACAGCCGCACCGACCAGGCGCTGGTGAGGGTGGTTTTCCAATTGGGTGTGAGTTTCATGGGGATCTCCATGGCAATAGAGCCCGCAGGCGGGCTTGGGATGGTTTCAGAATGTGGAGGGATCAGCGGATCGGCAGGCGCTCCATGCGCTCGAGCCGGTTGTCGATCTTGTTCAGGGTGGAGAGGATCAGCGACAAGCGCTCATCCTGACGAGCCAGCGCGGTCTCATTGGCCCGCACCCGCGATGTCAGCGCCGCTTGGCGCGCTTCAGAAGCGGTGAGATCTACCCGCAGCCCGTTGATGGTCTGCGAGAGCGCTGCGGTCTCACCGCGCAGGGTGGCCACCTGTAGGCCCACCCAAAGGCCTGCGCCAACCAGACCGCAGGCCATGGTCCAGGCGAAGGATTTGTTCAAAGTGATCCCACGGTCACTGTTTTCAATCATTGCCATGTGCTGCTCTCAAACTGGCGTCAAAGGGAAGAGGTGCGGTGCCGAACCTAGTACGATCACGCGGGCCAATAGCTGTCCTCCGCAAAGTCTGCGGGGATGCCGTTGGGATCATCCTTCAGCAGCCAAGACGCGCGCGAAACAGCCGAGATCAACGCGGCCCCCTTCATCCAAAGCTCATGCATCTGGGCGGGTGTGAGTGCGTGAACCACATTTGCGCCATCGCGGTATTGCATCAGGTCGGTGCTGCCAGCCTCGATCATCCCTTGGGCGATTGTGCCGAGTGCCAACAGGTTCTGCCGGTCCGATGCGTCCCCTTCGACCACAATGGTTGCGTTGTACCCCGCCACGGTGAATGGCTGCATATGCAGCCGCCGGTCGCGCTCTGCATTCACATCTGCGCCTGTCGGGGTTTTCGGCCTGATCGAGATAATGCTCATGCGACGGGTTCCTGTTCTGGGGGGACGGGATCTTCCCCATCAGCTTCTTCTTCAGGCGGTTCGGGCATCACAAAAGGTTTCTTAGAGCCAACGCCATAATCCGCGCCCACGCCATCGGTCAGATGCGCCTCATCGACGGCCCAGCGGTCTTGCTCGGAAAAATCTGTTGGCAGCTCTGTACGATCAACGATCTTGTAGGGCCGACCTGTCGGCACGTCCTTGGCCGCGATTTGCTCTACCGTGAGGCCGCAGCTGGTGACAGGGGTCAAGATAGCGACCCCATCATCTTCAGTTTTATAAATGATCAATGTGTCTGACATGTTTTTACCTCGTGACTTGTACTGAGACCACTTCGGGATCGATGGCCAAGAACCCACCCGTCCCCTGATTTGTGTATCCGCATCTGACTGCAACACTGGTGGCGGTACTGTTTGAAGGATCAGGGCAAAGGGATGCGACTGCGGCGGTTGGGGAGTCGACGCCAACAGTTCCGGAGGTGGCGTAGTTCGTGTCACCCATCGATGTGGCAAGGTTCACGGCAAAATTGCCCTGCCCATTCCGGACCACGGACGAGACGTTGTGAGCGGCACGAATGACACCATTTGCCCCATCGAAGTTCACCCAAGCTCTCACCGCCTGATTTGCTGCGATGCTGTCAGCAGTGCGCAGCGGCGTCATGATCTGGTCGTTATTGGTTCCGGCTTTGGCTTCGGAGTTTGTAGCGACCCAATACCCAGCGGCACTGTCGGCGGATAAAGACCCTTCGACAACTGTATCGCGAAAGAGCCGGATCATTGAAAGGGTTAGGTTCAAGACGCTCGTGGCGCTGACATTTTCGCCCTTTGTCGTGGCATTCGCCAACATAAACTTCAGATTGGCGGTATCGCTGTCAGTGTCAGCAACAATACGTGCAGCAGACTGAGTTGGTGAATCGCTGTCTGGGGTACCAAAGAGGTGGTTGAACGTGATGTTGGCGTTTCCCTGCCCATCATTGATCGTAAACCCGACTGAGCCAGAACCAATGCCCACAGCAGCATCTGCATTCGTAAGGCGACCCTTTACCTGACCATGTACTATTGAACTATAATCCAGAAAAAGATCGCCGGTCAGAGTTCCCCCTGTTTTGAGCAGGTAAAGGGTTGGATCGAACCCCACGATCTCGGCCGCCTCTTGTCGGCTGGCATTGGCAGCTGCGGCATAGGTTTGCGCCAAATCCCTAGCGGCCTCCGCACGCACGGCAGCGAGGCTTTCGGTAAAGATCGCAGGAAGCCCCGCGACCTTCTGCCAATCGCCTGCAATCCGCTCGTAAACCCCAGCCTCTTCGGCATCGCTGATGACCAGGGCAAACTTGCCATCCGCCACCGCCGGTCTCGCCTGCAGCACCGCAAGGGTCTCGTTGAACGATGTGAGACTGCCGCTCCCCGCGAGGCTTTCCGTTGCCCGCATCCAGGCCAGGAAGTCATCCCGTTCCGGAGCATGCGCTGATCGAGGAGGGTTCCCGTAGAGAACCCCCTCAGGTGTAAGTGCCACCATGATTGTCACCTATGCTGTAAATGTTTCCGAGGCCGACCAATCAGAGATACCAAGCCCGTTGGACCGGTTTCTGATTTGCACCTCATAGTCTTCGCCAGACGCCAGATCTGACACATTGAGCGTTGTTTGCTCACTCCCCACTGCGCTCTGCGTCCAGAAGGGAAATACTGAGAGCCGTCGATAACGGATATCCTGAAGGTAAGCCGGGCTTTGCGCGTCCCACTCAAACGTGGCCGCGCCATTGCCTGCGGTCGCGACGTGGAAGCCAGACGGGACCGGCACGCCGGTTTGCCCTTCAACCGCCTCATATGTCGGGCGTGCAGGCTCCTCTGCCGCCGTAAATGCAAAGTCATCCGGCTGCACTGTATTGGCAGAGAGTGAGAACAGCCCGAGGCTTTCGCGCGCCATCTCCCCAACCTCAAGATAAAGATCCAGCCCCAGTTCAGGATGCACAAAGCGCACAAACCGATGCGCACGCCCCCCGGATCGACCCCCGAGGATCTCATATCCCTTCATGCCGATGGTGCCCCTCAATTGATACTGGGCGTGTTTTGAGCGGGCCAAGCGCTTATTGAGCCGGGCGGCCTGGAAGTGATTGGTGACCATGAAGATCTGCGGCTGATCCGTGACAGGCTTGGCCGCAATGCGCGCCACCCAGGCCCCGCTGGGGGTTTCCCGCCACCCATTGTCCGGCTCGGTATAAAGCGCTGCGACCTCATCAGGCGCATCGGCCCCATATTGACCCTCGGTGATCTCAAACGACAGAAAGTCGTCAGGCCCCAACGTCAGCTCAGGCTCCAGCCAGCGCCCCACGGTGAAGCCAACTTTGCCATCCGTGCGATCATAGACAAAAGCATCACAGGCCGTGGCCAGTTGTGCGCGGTGGGTCTCATAATCCTGCTCATCAGAGAGCGTGCCATTCAGCTCCCATCTTTTGCGGGGAATGCCAGCCGCATCCGGCTCAACGAGATCACAGGCGTCTGCCTCATCCGCGATCTCATCCCAATCGACCTCCCGCCCCATGACATTGACGCACCAATCCGCAAACACCAGGGCCGCATTGGCTGAGAACTTGTACTGACCGTCACGCGGATCATAGAGATCCTTCTTTCCATCCAGCACCGGCGAGTACTGCCACTGACGCCCCCCAGGAAACACCTGCGTGTAAGACTCGTTTGGCGGTCGCGCCGCCCAGATCACAGCCCCGGCCAGCCCCTCAAAGTCAAACTCTGAGGTGATCTCTGCAAAAGCGGCATCAAGACCGGCATGCACCTCTTGCCCAGGATCTCCGGTAAAGACATCAACGCGCCCATAGCCTGCAATTGGGCTTTCCGAGATATTGCTGGCGTTGGTGTCTGCCGCATCGGTAAGGCTGACAATCCTCTCATCCAAACGATGCTGAACCACGCCTTTGATCGGATGCGCGGCGAGTATGGGAACATACCAGCGTTTGTCATTTGCAAACCCGGTAAATCCAATCGGGCCGCCCTTTCTCGTGCGCCCATAGACCCATTCCGCATAAGACACCGGCTGCGCAAAGTTCACCATGCGCTCAATCGGAGAGGCATTCGCCGCCGCAGGCGACGGGGCCAGTTTGGCGGCCAGGGCCGAAAGCCCAATGGCGACCACAGTGCGCACCACAAACCCACCAACCAAAGTGCCCGCAAATGCAGCCCCTGAGGCATAGGCCGCCGTGGCTGCCAGCGCTGTGCTGGCCCCAACTCCAAGTGCGCCGCCCACAAAGGCCACAACAGGGGCCGCCTCCGCCGGTCGCGGCGAGAGCATGGTGGATCCCAGCAAGGCGGCGAACAACACACTACGCGTCATAGCCAACACCCCAGATGGCCAGGACCTCAAGAACACCCGCAGGCTTAATGGTGGTCGTGCCGCTGGGACCCTTGCAGCCCCACGCCGTGCCCAACCAGATGCCACCGCAGGGCGCATGCCGCCCCTCACCATCGCGCAACATCAGCACAGCGACATCCCCCGGTGAGGGCAGGCTGACGCGCGGCAAACCTCCAATGGTGTCCAGGCAGGTTTCCACTGCGTCCACAGGATGGCGCAGGAATCCAGTCTCACGCTGACAAGATCCCCGGCTGTCATAAACACCACGGATAGAGGCCGCAGGATCTTTCCCTGTGACCCGCAGCACCCAATCTGCCAGACAGATCATGCAGTCCGTCTCGCCCCAGATGAATGGCTTGGCCATCCAGGCATGCAGCTCTTGATACAGTGGCGTCATCCGAACAGTTTTTCCTCTTCAAAATCCGTGGTGGGCATATGTTTGAGCGAGGGGTTGTCATGCCCGATCAGCTTGGCGTGCCCCTCTGTGTTGAGAACGATGCGCCGGGCGGCGCGCCGGTTTTCCGTCCAGGCCTCAAACCCCAGCGTGATGGATCGATCCTGCGCGCCGCTCACCCCAAAGGTCAGCGAGCGCATGGTGCGCTGCATCCACTGAACCGGGGCGACCTTGGGCGCATAGAACTCCTCAATCGAGGCGCAGGGCTGCACATAAAAGGTGATCTTGCGGCCCGCGATATAGGCAAAGCCCAATGCTTTGACCTGCGCGATCAGATCGTCTGCATCGGGATCCTGAAAGAACGACAGGGTGACAGAGCCTTCCGGGGCTTGCCCGTCCAGCGCGCTCCCCAGGCTCGAGACCGAGGCGAGCTGCGTGCCGAACCACTGATTCCCGTTGACGTCAACAAAGACCCCATCCGTTCCAATGATAAAGCGAGCGGGCCCGTCTGGCGTCTCAATGGCGCAGAGATCCAGGCCACCTTTGAGAGTGCCACCGGGATCAAAGCCCTCGGGAAAGAAGCTCATCGGTTCAATACCTCTCTAAAGCTCAACCTGGGGCGGGACACCATCGCCAAACCATAGCTGCTGCGCCCCATTCCCTCCTCGACGGCCTCAAAAAGCCCCTGTCCCTGCAGGCGGATCGGATCTCCCCTGGCAATCGCGACCCGCAGCGGCATCTGGATCTCCAGAGCGCACACACCACCGGCCCGCTCTTCAACGGATGTCACCACAAAGGGCCACATCTGATGGCTCATGATTTGCCCCGGTCGAGGTCTGTGTTCGGTACCAGAGATCACGATGCGCGTTGCCCCCGCCGGGGCGTCGCTGTCGGCAAAGCACAGCGGGTCATGTGCAAAGCCAGTCCCGCTTGCGAACAGGCCACCACCTGCAAAGCCGAGCGGTTGTTGAGAGCGATCTCCGTCAAACCCCACCGGGTCGATCATGGTGAGCTTGTAGATCCCAAGCCGTCCCTGAGCTTGCGCGCGCACCGTGCGCCACATGGCCATCGCATCCGCATCCAAAAACAGGCTGGGGGATCCGATCCAGCGCGGGAATTTGTTGAAGACAACGGCGGAGTTGCCGCCGGTGGTGTCGCCATTGGATTGGCCGCGCCAATCAATATCCCAATCCACCTCCACGAACCGCAACAGATCGTGAGGCACCGTCACAATGGGGCGTTTCATCAACCCTTCCTATTCAAGTGATTTTGCAAGTTTCCGGAGGTCTTGCGATCTTGCATTTGCATCGCCGCAGAAGAGGTCTGCACGGCAATGGCCCCGGCGATCTGCTCAACAGCAGCGCGCCAGTTTCCATCCTGATCGACAAAGACACGAATATCCGCAACGCCACCGCCAGAAAGCGCGCCTCTAGTGGCTTGTGCGGTTGAGACCCGCGCGCCACGCGGCAAGTTGACCAGCTCCGGACCCCGCTCGCCCACAAGCGCAATCCCACCTGGTGCCGACAGCGTGCCATTGGCAAAGCCGGGAATATTCTCAAAGACATTGCCAAACAGAGAGCTGAACGCCTTGTTGGCAAAAGCCGTTGCCAGACTGGAGGCCACCTCGCTCAGCGCCTCTTTGAAGCTCTTGGCCCCCGTCACCAAACCTGCAAACGCCGACTGACCGGCGGATTTGACCGACTGCAACTCTTGCGCCAGCCCCTCCACCGCTTCAGAGGCACGTCCCGCCCCTTTGCCGCCCTCGCTGCCAAGTGTCGTCAGAGACTCTGTCACCCGATCTGTCGCAATCGCGCCACTCTCGGATTCCTCGCGCGATTTGCGCATGGCCTCGCGCAGCACTTCCATACTCGACAGCGGGCGTTGCGCGGCTTGCGCCAAGACATCCGCCCGCGCCCGGGCGGCATCCGCAGAGGCCAAATAGCCATCTGCCGCCGAGGTGGTCTCATAAGAGGCCGCGCGGGCTTTCACCGACGCCCCGTGCAAATCCTCCACAACCCATTTGAAGCCGGGAATCCCATTCATCGCACCCGCAAGATTGCGCAGGAAGATCGACCAGCGGGTCTGCAAGGTCGCAATCATCTCGTAAAAGCCACTGCTGACATGATCCCAGGTGGCACTTAACGAGGCCCCCATCGAGGAGGCCCCAAGACCCATGCGCTCCCAGACCTCGCCTGCAACGGCTTTCATCAGCCGAAGCGCTTCACCAAACCCGCCCAAACGGCTGATCAGACGCGACAGCTGATAGACCAGCTCACCTGCGCCAACGATCAAGGCACCGATCCCGGTGCGAATGAGCGCGCCCCGTAAAAACACCAGCGCCCCCGATAGGGTTGCCGTGGCCAGTTTGGCCGCCACTAGGGCCGCCACATAGCGTGTGCCAAAGCCAGCCACCGCCACGGCGAGATAGCTGCCCATCCGCTGCAAATTACCTGTGAGCCCATCAATCACGGCCCGCAGCGTGCCCCCCTCGCGCAGACTGTCTGTCATGGCCTTTGCCAGGCGACCAAGGGTGGGCACCAAGGCTTGCGCCAACCGTTGGCTGGCATATTGGCTGACCAGCGCAAGGCGGGCGATGCGATCATTGGCCAACTCAATCTCAGCCGCATCAACACCACGCACCGCCAGGCCGTAGTCTTCAATATCGGAGCGCGCTTGCCGGATAGCGTCACCGCCGCTCAGCATCAAAAGCACCATTTCCCGATTGCGCACGCCAAGATCGCGCAGCACCGCAGAGGCCTCACCCGTGCTCAGCCCCAATGCCTTTATCCGATCCGCAATACGCGCCAGCTTTTGATCCGCATCCGTATCCGCAAGATCCTGCACAGTGAGACCCAAAGCATCCAGCGCCCGCTGCGCATTGCCAGATGTGCCGATTGCGGCAATCTCCCGATCGATGGTCTGAATGTCATTTGTCAGGCTCGACAGGCTGACACCCGCTTCCCCTGCCGCCAGTTCCAGCGCCCGGAATGCCCCAATGGACGCGCCCAGACGTCGCGCTGATTTGGCGGCCTTGTCGAGATCCCGCGCCCCCGCAAGGGCTGCAGCGGTGATCGCGCCCCCCGCCGCCGAGGCCGCAGCCGCGACAGCGAGGAACTGTTTCTTCATGCCCGCGAGAGGCGATTGAACCCGTTTGCTGCCCCGCTCGAATTTGGCGCTATCAAGCCCCAGGTTCACCCGCAGAGCGCCAATCACTGATTTTGTCATGTCACCTCATCAGCGCCCCAGGCGCGCGCAAGCGCCAGGACCATTGCCTTTTGCACCTCAGGCGGCTGCGGTTTGGCCGCAGCACCTTCCACGAATTGCGTAAAATCGGGGATCTGATCCGCCCGCATCAGGGCCGCGACATGCCACGCCAACCAGGACCGATCCCGCTGCTCACGCTGCAGCCTGTCTCGCGCCCCTTGCATTTGCGCGAAGTACAGACGGGGCGTCAGAGACCAGAAAGCCGCCGGATCAAACCCAGCGGCAACATAGGCCCGCAACAAAGCGAGATAATCTAGGCCGCGCTTCCCGCGACCGCCGGGCCGTTTCCCGCTGTATCGCCCTCATCCAGTTCCGGCGAGGCAGAGGCGATCACCCGCGAGACAGCATCAAGATCGGCGCTCAAGACACTGCCCGCATCCTTCAAGCTGGCATCCTCATGGTGGTGCTGCAGGAAGGCATGCATGATGTGGCGCAGGATGACAAAATCCACATTGTCCTCTTCCACCCCCTCAAAGGCATCAAGCGCATCCATGCCCGTCGCCTCTTGGAACGCGATCATCGCATTGAAGTCACAGCGCAGTTTCCAGATCTTGCCATCGGCAGAGACCTCGGTTTCTCCCAGGAATGAGTTCGCCATCATGCCACCGCCAATAGAGGCTTGCCGGAGGGTTTTACCGTCAGCGTTGCCGTCATCTTGTCATTGTTCAGCTCACCTGCCTCGAGGCCGGTGATCACCGCGAGGAACGTCAATGTGGTCGAGCCATCCGGCCAACCGATCTGGCACCATTGCTTGCCCGCATCAAAAGCCGCCACCAGCGTCTGATACACCGCTGGTGTGAAGTTCAGCACCATCTTGGCCTCACCGGCCTTTTTGATGCCGGCAATGAACTCCTCAAACTGTTCGGGGCTCTTCAAATGCGTGGCATCGATGGCGTCACGCGACAGCCCCGGTGGCGTGATGCTGGTCACTTCCGCAAGCGCCGGGAAAGGCCCGGCTTTTGCTTCGGCCATTCCAAAGGTTGAGTTATAGCCGATATCGGCTTGGGTCTCAGACATGAGCTGTCCTCCAGTTTACAAAAAAATCCAAGGAGACGCGGCAGGGCCGGTCTGCCTCATTTGATCCGCGTTCCGATGTGTCGCGATCCTCCATGAGAAACACGCCTCGAAAGCCGTCTTGCCGGTAGCCATCCAGTGTCAGCTTCACGGCTTGCGCCAATGCTCTGGCCTCGCTGTAGTGAAGGGCGTAGCAATCAACCTGCACCCGCCCTTGAAACAGACCGTCAGTGCCCTGAAGCGTATGCCCCTGAGTACCGCCCACCTGGTGCAAGGCAATGGCCGGGTAGTCATCGCCTTGCGGACGCGCACCCCAATCGACACGGTTGGCGCAGAGTGCGGCCACCGGGGCTGAGGCGCGCAAGATCGCGCGCAGTTCGATATGCATTGCTACATCCTTTTGGCAGCACGACGCTCAGCGCGGGCGATGGCCTTGGACAGCTCCGCCCAGAGATCCTCGCCCAAGCGCTTCAGCATGGCCTGGTGGTCGCGGTCCCAGGCCGGACGTGCCCAAGGCTGAGGGGTTTGGTGTTCGTTGCCGAACTCCGTGTTATGCGCCTGTGGCAGCGGGCCAGCCCCCACAAACATCTCAACAGCCGCCCGGTCATCACGGAACATCCTGCGATGCTGGGCACGCTGGTGCGGGGAGAGCTTGTCACTCACCGCGATACTCTCCACCAGATCACCGTCTCCCCGAGGAGCCGCCAACCGCATCAGCTTGGCCATTGGCTCTGCCGAGGTCTTCAGCGCGCGGCGCAAGACACCTTTGCCTGCCGCCTTGCTCAGAGCGTCCAGTTCCTCTTCCAGCGCGCTGAAGCCTTCAACTTGCATCTCAAAAACCATCGCTAGACCTTCGCAACAGCCGTGATCTCGAGATATCTGCGCCCGTCACCGATGTCCTTCACGCCCAGGATCTCGTAGTCTTTCCCCCGGAACCTCAGCCGGTGTTGCGGCGTGACCGTTGATGCAATCCCCCAAGCCAGACATTGGAACCGCGACATCTGTGAAGCGGTGACCTGACCGTTGCGCCACTTCTCGCCATCGCTCACGGGGATATGTTTGCACCATATCACCGGACCGACGGGCTCAAAGGTTGTCGCGCGCCGATACCCATCATCCTCTCTATGTGGCGCAAGAAACTGAACCTTTGCGCTTCGCTCAGCAATGCGCATGGTCATCGCCACCAGCGTTTGTGAGAGGACACCAAGCGGCTGATTGAGGCCGGAACCTCCACTGGGGTCTCACCAAACACAACAACCTCCCGTGCTTCATAGAGATGCGCCGCAAAGAGCAGGATCGCATGGCAAATGGGCTTGGGCACATCGGCAGCCGTGCCAAAGCCTGCGGTAAAGCGGATCTTGAGGGGCAGCGGGCAGCGCCCCGGGCGGGGCCAGTTGCGCGCCTGGACATAAGATCGCCCGCCAAGCTCAAAGAGCTCAGGTGCGGTCACGACCTCCCAAGTTCCTGCAGGCGTATAGACCTCGATCTGATCCACCGAGGCCACCGGGCCCAACATCAACTCCACCGATCCACCAGCTCCGGGCACATGGGGAAAGCTCTGCTGCCAGACCTGATGCACCAGCGCGAGGCCCAGCTCGCCATCGTCGCCGTCAAACTGCGCCACTGCCACATCCAGACAATGCTGCAGGTGGCCATCCTCTTCGCCCTCTTCCAGCCGCAGATGCGCGCGCAGTTGGGCGAGATCCACCGGCACCTCTGCCGGTGGGGTTAGACGCTCCATCGCCATGGCTCAGGCCGCTTTCATCTGCAGGACCTTGATGGCCTTGGTCTGCGCCGGGGCCCCATCGATGCGATGCACGCCCATGATGGCGAGGTTGGGGAAGAACTTCTCGCGCGCCACACCCAGCAGCGGATTGCCCACTTTGCGCACGTAATATTCCGAGAAGTCACCGTAAGCGATGGGCTTGGTGCCCGCGCCGATCTGCGCCATCGCCTGGTTAAACGACACAGGCCGCCCGTTGAGCGTGGCGGGCACCCCTTTGGTGACATCGCCATCGGACCACAGATAGCGGCCATTGCCATCCTTGAGCTTGCGCAGCGCTTTCACCGACTGGTCATGCATCTGGTAACGCACCTTGGGCCCGCCACGATAGGCCGGGTCCACCGAGTGCTCGAGATCCAGGATCTCATCAAAGGTGAGCGCATCTGTAGCAGTGGCCACATGGCCCACCGGCGCGCCGGTCACAAAGCCCAGAGGCTCATTGTTGCCGCTGCCGGTGGTGAGCCAGGCATTGCCCTTGCGCCCGATCCGCTCGCCAATCAGCTTGCCCAGAAGTGGCTCAAAGCCAAAGGCGGAATCCTGCGCCAGCTCAAAGGACCATTTGATCCAGGGCGTCGCCAGCGCATAGGCCAGCAATGTGGTCTTGCCGAGTGCAATGTCACCGCTGTCGTCGTCCTTACCCTCATCGCCCTCCGCGTGGGGTTTGGCCTCTTGGCTGGTGTCATCCACCGTGGGCAAATCAAAGGGCGCGCCATTGGCGAGGTTGATCTCCGTGGCGATCTGCCCATCCATCATCGGGCCATGGGCGGCAGCGGCCACATTGATAAAGCCCGCCAGCGTGGTTGGCACCAAAAAGCCACCCTGCGCCCCGGTGCCGGCGTTTTGCGCCCGGTCTTCGCGGTAACCCCGGCGCAGGGCTGCGCGCGCTTCACGGTCCAGCTCCGACAGATCCGCCCCGGTGGCCAGATACAGCCGGAAGGCCTCGCGGTATTCTTCGCTCACATCCGCGTCGGGCTGATGGCGGCTTTCCTCCTGGCCCGGACGGCGGCTTTCGCGCTCCTCGCGCTCTTCCTGCTCGCGGCGTTCCTCGGCCTCGCGCTGTGCTTTTGCCGCCCGCTCTTCGCGCTCGGCCTCTTTGACGAGACCGTCATATTGATCCATCATCGCGTCGAACTTGTCATTGGCGGCGCGCGCTTCTTCCAGCGGTGTTTTGTCGGTGATCCCATCGCGCAGGCTGGTGGCCTCGGTGAGAAGGTTCTGTGCCTTCTCGCGCAGTTCTTTGATCTTGCTCATGATATCCTCATTGAATGTGGTGATGGATGTGGTGGTCTGCGCTTGCCCAAGGCGCGGCATGGAAAAGGGCAGGACAAAGCGCCAATCAGCGCAGCCCCGACAGACGCCCGCGCATCTGCATCCGGCGGCGCACGCAGAGCGCACTGCCGCCAAGAGCCGCCGCTTTGGAGCGAAGGCCAATCTCTGTGCCCTGATAGGCAGGGTCGGTGACAATCGAGACATCGAAGAGCCGCACCGAGCCGATGCTGCGCAGCGGATGCGCGCCGCTCTCATCCCAGGTCTCTTTCTCGGCAATAAAGGCAAAGCTCATCTTGGAGAGATCGCCGCGCCGCATCTTGGGCAGGATCCGCTGCACATCCGGATCCTGCCGGTCCAGCTCCGTCTCCACCCGCAAGCCGCGCTGATCCTGCGACAGCATCAGCGTGCCGGAGCTGGTGCGCGCCAGTGGCAGGCCTTCATGATCGATCAGAAAGGTCACGTCATCGCGCCGGTCTAGGGCGGCGCTGAAGGCCCCGGCCTCCACCACCTCTTCCCAGCCCCATTTATCCAGCGGGCCGATGGCGGTGCGCTCGCCAAACACCGCCGCATAGCCCGTGACCGCCAGCGGTTTGTCTGTGTCTTCGCGCAGCTCAATGGGCGCGACGGCGCAATAGCGCACCTCGCGTGTTGGATCGCTCATCCAAGCCTCCGTTAGTTTGTGTTGGTGTCCGCGTTGTCGTCCTGATCGTCAGGATCGGCGGGGGGGGTGTCGTCTGTTGGGGCTGGGGGGGGCGCGGCCTCCACCGCCGCACCCTTGGCAAAGGCCTTGCCCGCCAGCTCAATCGGCACGGTTGCGCCCTGTACCAAAAGCACATCGCCCCCGGGCAGCGGCGCGCGGTTTTCCAGCGCGCGCCCCTCATTGGGGGTCATCAGGCCGTTCTGGATCGCTTTGACAATCGCCTCGATGCGGGTCTTGAAGTCGCCCCGCATCATGCCGTCGAGGTTCAGTTTGACATAGCGTTTGGAGCCGCGCCCGAAGATCTTCAGCGTCAGCTCCTGTTCGAACTTCTTCACCCAGCGCCGCAGCGTGTGTTTGACCAGGTGAAGATCCTGATGCTCGATATTGTTGTAATTGCCCTTGCTGAGTTCCTGCAGGAACACCGGTGGCAGCTGATAGATCCGCGCCACTTGGCCCACCGCAAAGACCTGCACCGGGGTGAGCTGCATCTTCTCCGGATCATCGCCGAGCCGCTTCAGCTCATGCCCCGCTGGCAGCGGCAGCACCGGCTTGCCCTCATCCGCTGCCCGCCGCGTCACCCGCATCAGATCCGCCGCCGAGCGCATCATCTCCTTGGCGGCCTGGAATGGGCCCGTCAGCACATAGGGCGGCACGCCGTTTTTGCCAAAGACCGTCAGCGCATAGCGATTGGCATTGAGCCCCTGGCGGATGGCGCTGGCGCAGGTCATCACCGGATTATGGCTGCTCACATGATCGGGTTTGAGCAAAAAGGCGATGTCGATCACATCACGCCCCGGGTATGTCTTCACCCGCCCCGAGGGCTCGCGGTAGTCGTAAAATAGCCGCCCCTGATCCTTGCGCACCGTGGTGCGGTGATACTCCATCGGGAACAGGTTGATCACACGCCCCTGCGCGTTGCGCTCGATGTAGGTATAGGCGCGCCCGGGGCCAAAGACCTCGGCAAAGAAGGTCTCGCGCCAACTAAACGACGTGGTGCTGTCATTCACCGCCGCGCCCAGTACATCCACCACGCCGCCTTTGAGCTTCTTGTCGCCGCCCTCATCATTGGTGGTCTCAAAGACCTCGATGGGCAGACCGGCCATGGCCGCCGACAGGAAGTTGATCGCAGCCCAGACGCCGGGCAGCGACAGCGCCTCACGCATGCTCACCCCTTCGCCCACCTCACCGGAGAGCACCTGCGCAATGGCGGCCTCACCACTGTCCACCACCTCGGCGCGCTGTTCTGGCGGGCCTGCATCATGCGCCGCCGCGCGCCTGCGCCACCCCATCAATCCCACAGCATATCCTCCAGAGAGTATTCCTCATCGCCCCAGGGCGAGTGTTCCTTACCCGCCCGCTCGCGGCACAGCGCAATCCCCGCCGACATCGCCAGCGAGACCATACCGTCGATGCGACCATGGGCCTTTTCCTTGTCAAACATCCGGTGCCCGGTGCGGTTCTCCGCGTAAGTCACCGAGGCCGCCATACTGTCCAAGAGCGGGTTCTGCGCCACGGTCTGGCGGCCGTCATAGATGGCGTTTTCCAGCTTGTTGATGGAATCCGGCATCCACAGATAGATCTCCACCTCTTGCCCCGGATTGGTGGGATCCGGCACCTTCTCCAGCACCCGCTTCTGAAAGCCCTGCGGATGCACCTCGGTGGGCAGCACCAGGCCTTTTTCCGTCAGACTGTCTTTGAGCCGCTCCAGCCCATACTGATCGCAGGCGATCACCTCCGGCTGATAGCGCGAGGTGAGATCTGCCAGCGCGTCGGCCAGCCAGGGATATTTAAGCCGATCCCCCGGCACCGCCTCGATAAACCCCTGCCGCACCCAGAGATCATAGGGCGCCTGATCGCGCGCCGCGCGCTCCATCAGCGTGCCCTCCGGTGTCCAGAACCAGGTCTTGGAGACCAGGCGCTCGGCATCCTTGGTGGCATCCAACACCCATGTCAGCGTCAGCGCCGAGAAGTCGCGCACCTGGCTCAGATCCAGACCGCCAAAACAGGGATAGCCCTGCGCAGTCAGCTCTTCGGGATCCACCGCGCCATGGCAGGCCACCCAAGCCTCGCGCCGGATCGCTGCCGTCACCGATTGCGTCCACTGGCAAAAATGCAGCCGCGCAATACCGTTGCGTTTGCCCGGCATCATCTTGGCCTGGTTCACCACCTTGGTGAGATATTCCTCATCGATGGTGACCCCCAACAGCGGGTTCACCTTCACCCAGCAGCTCGGGTCATTCTCCCAATCATCGCCCTCATCCAAAGAGCAGATGAAGGCAAATGTACTGTCATCCTCGACCGCGCCGGTGACGACATTGACGCCATGCTGGTGCTCTTCCCAGCAGATCGACTTTTTGTCGGTGCCGGAGTTGGTCGCCATGCACAGGAGCGGCTGTTTGCGGAACTTAAAGCCCCGCTCCAGCATATCGATCACATCCCGGTTGGGATGCTCATGCACCTCATCGGTGAGCGCGCAATGCGGGCGCGGGCCCGATTGGGCTTTCTCGGCCGAGAGCGGTTTGAACTTGCGCTTGTCGCCCCCGCGCCCCCGGTAGGTCATCTGCCAGACGGGGTTCTCGCCCTGCTGCTGCACCGTCCGCTTCAGCACCGGCGACTGGTCCACCATCGCCACCGCATCCTGGAACAGGATCCCCGCCTGGTCTTTCTTGGCCGCCGCCGCATAGATCTCGGCCCGGGGCTCGCCATCGGCCACCATCATGTAAAGCCCAATGCCGCCCAACATTGGCGATTTGCCGTTGCCCTTGCCTTCCTCATCGTAAAACCGCGTGAACCGCCGCAGCCACGCCCCGTGCTGGGCGCTGTATTTTTGCCAGCCAAAGAGCGAGCCGATCCGGAACGCCTGGCTTGGGTGCAACTCGAAGGGCCGCCCCTCGAACTGCCCACCATTGAGCCGCAGCACCTGCGGAAAGAAGCGGATCGCCCGCTGCGCTGCCGCCAGATCCCATTTGAGCCCGCGCTTGGGCCCCTCCACAAGATCGCGCAAATGCCGCGCCGCTGCCGCCCGCACATAAGGCCCGGCCACAACCTCACCGGCCACAACCGCTTGCGCCCAGGCTGTCACCGGATCCTCGCTGGCCGAGACCCGCACATGCTCTGCGCTCACGTCAGATAGCTCTCAGGCCCATTGGGATCGGCAAAGCTGAACCCCATCTGACCCGCGCCCGAGAGACCCCGCTCCGCCGCAGGCGTCATGCCAAAGTCATTGGCCAGCCCACGGATCTGGCGGAAGGTCTCATTGAGCTGCGCCACCTCAGGCCGCGCCTTGATCTGCACCCCGTTGCGCGTCTCGCTCTCATAGGTCTCGCCGGTCTCTTCCAGCTCCAGCTCCAGACGTTCAAACCGCAGCACCGCTTTGCAGAGCTGTTTGAACATCATCACATTGCTGGGCTTGAGCCGGTCCACGGTCGGGTGGCACAGCGGCAGTGCCAGCCGGTCAAAGGTCCAGCGCAGCTCACCGGTCAGCCCCTCGGGCCGGATCTCCTCCAGGCGCATCCGCGCCCGCTCTTCCAGATTGTGAAGCGGCGCACCCTCTTCCGCGAGGGCCACAACTTTTTCCTCTGCCGGTCTGCGCCCTCGCATCTTCCGATCAACTCCTTGTTCATGTGGCTTTTTCTATTCAATTTCCACTTTGCACAGACAAAGGCTCCCCCTCCGGTTGCCAGTGCTTCCGGAATTCCTTCGGACCCTCCCCCCGGGGTGGATTGGCAGCCGCCTCCCTAGGTCAGCGGTTGGCGGGGTGCTGTGGATCCACCGGCCAGCCATCCGCGCCGCGCTCTTCCGAGTACCCGCGTGCCTCCAGCCGTTGTTTGTTCTGATCATGGTCATCCGGGCACAGCGTCTGCAGATTGTCCGGATCCAGAAACAGCGCCGGATCACCCCGATGCGGGATCACATGATCCACCACCAGGCGGCAGCGCTTTGGGTTCCCCTGTCGCGTGCCGGACGCCGTCAGCGTACCATCGTTCAGGATCCCCCGACGCAGACACGCCCGGCACAGCGGCTCCCGCGCCAGATGCTGAGGCCGCAGCCGACGCCGCCACGCCGACAGGTTGTACAAATGGTGATACTCGCTCCGTGCCGTCATAACATACCCCCGGAACGCAAAAGCGCCCGACGGTTTCCCGTGGGCGCAGTTATCGATGATGCATATTTACTGGCACGCCGGTGACATTAGCGTCAAGGGGGCATGTGGGGACGGCTGGAATGCGCAGAAAGTGACCTTCGTAAAGTTGGTGCTCGGCAACCACGATGCTGATTGGGTCCACCCATTGCGGATGTTCGGGTCGTTCTTTTCGAATTGCCGGTTTCAGCCTAATCTTGAACACAAAATGCCGGACGCCACACGACAGATGACTTGGGCTAAGAGCGACGGCCTTGGCACGGGAACGAATTTTTCTGGAAGCTAATCTGGATCATATTGGCGCTGTTTTAAGTATTTCAATAATAAGGATTTCCGAGCCAGACTGGCTTGCTCAAGGACGCATTGCTTCGTGCTCCAGCCCCAAGTAGTCGCGGAGAGAACATATCAGATGAATGACTTCGATCATGTCTTCAATCAACGCTTCCTCGACGGCATACGCCTGCAATTTTGCCTTGCCAGCCCTTGAGAACTCGTGATGCACGCGGCCCGCCTTCTCGTACTTTCGGATGAGAGCCCTTGGATGGCCATTGCAGAACTCTCGAACCAAATCCTCGGATAGGAAATCCTCGATCTCCCAATCCAATCCTGCGCAACTGCTGTTCTGCGCCTCGGCCCGTCGCTGCAACTCAGGACCCAAGACACCGTTCGAAACCGGCATGATTGGATGCAGCAGGAAAACGTCACGGTAATGCTTCACCCGGAAATCCATCTCGCAAAGCATGCGGGCGTGCTCGCGGCCCGCGTGGTCGTTGTCAAACAACCCTACAAACTTTCGTTCTGTCATCAGATTTGTAGCGTCCTGGGAAGCCATCTGCCGCAGCGTTTGCAATTCTCGCACTACCCCTTGAACGCCGCCATCATCCTTAAGACCCGCCTCGAAAACGGCAAATCCGGAGTCAAAAAGATCATGGTGGCTCTCACGTTGCCAAAGGTCTCGGGCGAGGCGCAGGTAGCGGACATCGCTCGTCCCTTCAACAAGGACATTGGCCGTGCCGACGTTCCAGCCCTTTCCATTGGCGTATCTCTCGACGAGTCCGGTCAACGCTCAACCTGCCGTCAGCGGCCGCAGTAGCGGACCGTTATGGCCGAAGGAGATGAGGCCACTGATATTAATGCCAGGCCGCAGTTGGGTGCCATCGAACTCGGCTATACGAAACGGGACCTGGTCGTTCTGGAGTTCTTGGACCCTGGCATGAAGTCGTGCTCCGTCTCCGCCCGAAGCGATGCGGGCGCGGACCTGCCGCCTATTCCCTGTGCTCTCGTCGATCAACCAGCGGAGACGGTCTGGAACTTCTACGTAGTGTTCCCCTCGCGCCCAGAGCTGGCGCAGTTTCCCAAACCGCCGCGATGCCTCGTGATGGCGGTTCCTCTGATGCATGAGAAGCGCCAATTCCAGCTCTAGCTGCGGCGAAAGGATCGCCTGGTTGCCATCGAGGGTTTCGAGCAACTCCAGTTGCAGGGCGAAGTCCTTCGGGTGATCCAAACAGGCCAAGATGTAGCGCAGCCGGACCGCCTGTGCGTTGGACCGCAACAGCCGATGCCCTAGCCGGGCGGCCGCGTCGATCCGGTTCGCACGGGGGAAGTCATCCAGCGACACGCCCCCACGCTCGGTCATCCCTTCGCCCAAGGCTGACAGTGCTTGCTGGATTGCCTCGCCTTCAGATGAGGGCTCGTTGTCACGCACCGCCCCGGCTGAACGAAGCAGCAGTTCGAACGCCTTGTCGGCGAGGCGCGACAGCGCGTTCCGCCGCAACTCTGCGGTCTCTCGCTGCATGGCTCCGTAGACGATCCCCAGAACCTCTAGTGCGACGCTCGCTGCACCCTCGGAATCGTCGTTTGCCCCCATGAGCCGATCCCGCGCATAGATTTCCAGAACGTAGGAATTGTCAGGGTTCAGCCTATACGCTCTGAAGGTTGCGTTGTTTGCTTTGGAGCGCAGGGTTGCCACATGTTCGGCGGGGGCTCCCCAACGCTCTTCCACCTCGGCGAGGTCATGATAGGCGTGTGCGAGCGAGTTGTAGAGATTGAGGTCGGGTTCGCCTCCCGGGTCGTTCTCGAGCGCAAGCGCGGTTTCGATATCCTGGGTGGCTCGCCGTAGTAGATCGGCACGCTCGTCATCATCGATTGGGAACAGGACCTCATCTTTCGCGATGCGCCGCCGCGATATCGAGCAATGGTGAAGAAACGTCCGGCTGGTCATCCGAAATGCTTTTGGCATCGCGTCCAGAGCCTCCAGCGCTTCGCGCCAATAGAGGGCGAACTCGCTGCGGCCCTGTCCAGGGTCGATCTTAAAGATGCTGGTGGCGAAGGCCTCGGCCAGTTTCACCAAATCCGGGTGCGCAATCATCGGGTTAGAGGCGATCCGCCCGAGAACAATCAGCCGCAGGTGATCGGGATTCTGCGCCTCCGTCAGCCCGACCGAATCGCGGATGGGCCTATCGTGAAACAGCCCGGTCAGAAGGAACCGTCCAAGTTGGTCGTGGATGATTGCCCAGTGGCTTACCGTATCAAAGCGCTGGCGCACTACGCCCAACGCCCCGATGGTCGATTGGAGATCAGAAAGCTTGTCACGGGTCGGAAAGTCTTCGGACCGTGGCAGCAGTGTCTCGGGAAGAAGCTGGCGCGCCGTGCTCATGGCCGCGATATCGATTATCGCGCGCCGCACAACCGGATCAGCAACCTTCTGCCGAAACTGTTTGTAAAGCCAACCTTGTACCGTTTCGGTAAGATCGATTTGCCTCTGCAGCCAAAATGCCAGCGCGATCCAGAATACGGAATGGCCCCCCGGGGGTCCAACGAGTGAGTGGTTAACGAACGTCTGCCATTCGTGAGCATCGCGCGCCGTGCCCAGTGGTCGAAGATACCGGTTGAGGTGCCGACCCAAGTCCATCGCCGCTTCCTGCGAGATCTCGTGTGACAGATCGCACAGATTTTCCATACGCTTCTCGGCGTAGATGGCGACTGGTAGCAGCGCATCGGTGACGAAAACGATGCAGATCCGGCGCCCAGCCTCCGTGATCTGCCTGGCAAATGTCGCGATATCCCCTTCGCGTCCCTCCCATTGCGACCGATCAAACACGATCAGCCAAGGTGCCTCGTACTGGCGCAAGCCCTTTCCGATTTCAGCCGAAGCGATACCGTTCAAACAGGAGTTAATGAAATTCGCTACGGCGTGTCCACTGGGCGCAAAGGGGGATTGAGTAGCTATCAGCGTCGGATAACCGTCCATGGCCGCGCCGAAGGCAAGATCACGGATGAACGTGGTCGCCCCTGCTCCGGATTCCGCCCGGATGTAGAACATCCGACTGGCCTCCGGTCCGTCACGGTCGAGTTGCCGCAGCGCCTTTGTTACGGTGTTCTTGGCGCCATCGTCCCGAGACCACGGCATTTGCGCGGCATAAGGTCGCCACGAGGCCGACGGATCTTTGAAGAACCCGGTGATTTCCTCCGAAGTCAACCCCTCTGGCGTCACGTATTCCAGATGAGCTTCGGAGAGCAGTTCGTAATTGCCCAGTAGCGGATGCTCAGGATCGTCGCGTCCCGACAGGTCGACCCGGTGTCGGGCCCCCTGGGCATCCCGGATGCGGATGATTACCCGATCATCGGCGCGCTCAGTATAGCGCCTATGCAGGGCTTCCGACAGCAGCGTGGCGGGGGCTGGCAGCAGCCTTACGCGACGCGCCCCCGCGTCGGCCTGCCATTCGGTGATCTTTTTTCGAGCCTCGGGATCATCGCTGACGATCGTCAGGCCGCACTGGAATCCGTCCTGCCAAAGTTGTCCCAATTCAACGGGCAGCGTCAGATCGGGCCCGCCGAGCACCACGAGGTTCCGGACCCCGCGCTGCTGCAACTCCATGATCATTTCCATCCGGCGCGCACGAGCGGCGAACCCTGCCTTGTCAGCCTCGATGCGACCGTTGAGCAGAAAAATTGGAAGGCTCCGGGGAGGCAGCACGGTGTTTGAGGGAGGGACATCGATGACGTGCACCAGCCCCCGCCGGCGAACGAGCGGTGAATCGATTGTGCTGTCCAAAGCATCGACAGACTTTAGGAGGTCGTCCGATGCGGTTTCGCTCAGCACGCATTCCCACGGCAGGCCCAGCACTCCTGCTGTCGCCTTCGAGCCAGCCGAGTCCACGAAGGAGGGGAGGAGCCAGGCGCTGGCATCGCGGGAATCAAGTTCCGCCAAGATTGGAAGTGCGTCGGGGGCAAGAACTTGCAGACCTTCGGCGATGCTGCTCATTTATCGTCACTTCCGTAATATTTGTATTGCAGTACTGTTACTCAGGCATAAAACGCGAAAGGAATTCAAGTTTCAACCAGTAAGGGAGCAGTCACATTTGACTTCGTTCCTATAAAGTACCACGCGGCGAATACAGACTTTGTGGGTTAGCGCCCCAAAAGGGTCTTGGCTAAATGTCCGCATAAGGCGCGTTGTGATCTTTCCTTGACAACGCAGCGAAGGTCTGCTTCCCACCCCTCCTGTTCGAGCGTCACCTCATTCTGCATCTAGCGTGGATGTCAGCGAAGCGCAGGAACCGGACTTTGCAAAATTTCGAGCGCTAGTCCAATCTGAACTTCACTCCTCGTGCAGGCTCAGACGCAAACATTTTCTCGGCCAAGTGAAAATCATTCTGCTTACTGACTATAAATCTAAGTGACCAATCAAACTGTAAAGAGTTGTAATGTTCCATGTTGTCTTCGCTTGCTTGGATTGCGTCACCTCTATCCAAGCTGTCTAGCAAAGCGCGTATGCCACCAAGAGCTGCTTCAAGTTCGCCAAGCCTATTGCCGAGAACTTGTAATCGAGAATTGGGGTTCAGCGTACGCGACGCTCTAAAGTTCTGAACGACCTTTGAACCCTCTTCTAATTCGATTTGTTTGTCGCGCACTAACTTGGGGTGCCAGATTGAAAGCGCATACTCCGAACTCAACGGCATAGTGATTTGAATGCCAGGCACACCAAAACCTAGGGTGCCGTAAGGGCCAAAGTCTTCGTGACTGTGCATGACTACAGGACAATCTGAAATCCAAAAACTCTGGTTCTTTGTGGATCGAAAAAGCAACCATCTGTAAGAATAGACCATCCCAGCTAGTTCCGTGGTTGCGTCACTTAGCAGTCTGATAGAAGAGCATTTTATAGCGTCATCCGACGCGTAAGCTTTGATTTGTTCAAGGTTCGGGGCATCTGGGGCTAACCGCTCGCACTTCTCGGCAACCGTTTTCCACAACGTGCTTTGACTATCCCTTATTTTGGGGGCTCGAAGCCATTGCGCAGCAACGAACGTGCTCAACTTTTGGCGTTCACCATTTGAAACCGAAGCCAAGGATCCGGAGGAGACAATTTTTTTAATGATTGGTGAAGTCGCGTCCTCAAGTGCTGTTAGGCCATGTTCAGCGGTGTACACAGTTTCACCTAATCGAACTGAATAGAAATTTCGCTGTCCTAAGACGTTGTTGACGCTGGGTTGACTTGGGATAACTCGGCCCTTCAATCGATCAAACAAATGAACGTGGTAAGATGTTTTCCCTTTTCCCTTGACCGCAAAATTCTTCAGCAACGCCGCTTTGGGAACAAAATGCTGCATCTCTGGCTTGTTGTCAGTTCTCATATCTCGCCTGCTGCACAGTTTCTGAACCTAGCGGATCAGGTAGACTAAACTGCACAGTATCCAGCAAAGCAAATATTAGCCAACGCAACACCGCCGGGCACGTTCAAGGACCGCTTCGGGGAAGCCCTTCGCGTTCGCAGCAGCCCCTTCGCTGCGCCTTGCATGAATGGCTTAGTTGGGCTGGTTCCAACCCTCACCAAACCATCCGCTCCAACACCTCCGCCAAAGCCTGCCGCAATGCTCCTGAGGTCTGCCCCCGGACACCCCACCCGTGTGCCCTCAGCACCGCGCTGATCGGCTTGTCCTCCAGGCACACCATATCCACCAGCCGCCGATCAGTGATGTTCACGCGCGAACCGCGCTTGGACGGGCGGATTTTGCGCACGGCCATGGCAGTGCCGGTACCGATGCGCCTTTGGATGCGCTCGATCTCTTCGCGATCCCGCAACACAGCATCGATGAAGCTGCCACTGCCACCACCACCGCCGCTTCGGATGGCCTCGACAGATGAGCACCGGACACCGGCGCAGGCGTGGCGCTCGACCAGATCCCGATAATACCGCCCTGCGGCCACCTGCGCGCGAGTGAAGGGCGCGGGCTTGCCGTTGCTGGCCGCCTTTGCCGCCATCACATCAAACACATCCGCGCACTGCATGGCCGACCGGCCACGGTAGCCCGAGGGGCGGGCCTTCCAGTCGTTTTCACCATCGGGAAACAGGCTCATCGGTTGGAACACGCGGATCGCTCCCCGGGCCGGCGCCTCGGGGATGGCATCGCCGCAGACCTCTGGCACATAGCCCTGCTCTTTCACCGCCTGGATTCGGTCCTCCTCCGCCTGCAATCGCCGTTGGCGCGCCGCCATAAACTTTGCCACCGGGGTCAGATCCGCCACGCCATCGGGGGCCACGATCACAACATGCTCACTCATGCTGCTGCACCCCGCTGCGCCTGGTCTGCGATCTCCCGGCATTTCTGCAGAGCCTCTGCCCGCCGCACCCGAAAGCGTGCATCCTCGGCCGACAGGCGATCCCCGCGCCCTGCCCGCATTTCGATGTCCGCCATCCGCCGCACCGCCCCATCCGCCTCATTGCGGATCTGGGTGATGGTGTAGCGACCGGGCCATTCCCGCGCCCCACGCAGATAGCGCAGCAGCTCGGGCGCCCAGCCTCCGGCCAGCGCCTCCTGCCCCAGCGGATGCCCGAATACTTTGAGCATCAGCGGCGATGGCCCGCTCTCCGGCGGCTGGATCTCCCGCGCCTTGTTCAGGATCTTGAGCCCAATCGGGAACCGATCTTTGTCCTTGCCGCCCGGGTGCGCCTCCACCCAATCCCGCAGCACCGCGAGGCTCGCGGGCGTCATATACGCCAGTTTCTGGCGTAGCTCGCCCAGCATCACCGCAAACTGCGCCTTGGTCAGCGTCGAGGGCCGCGCCAGCCCCAGCGCCTCCAGCGGCGTGATCAACAAATCCTGCACCCGCACCTCACCGGCGGCCTGTTCCTTTGCATCCATGTCTGCACCTCCTTCTCAGCAAATCCGAGTTATCCACAGCCGCCGACGCCAATGTGTCCGGCGACTGTCCTTCTGTTTTGTTATGTCTCTGTCTCTATCCCTGTCGTGCAGGACAGTCTGAGACTGTCCGAGACTGTCTTGAACTGTCCGCCGGACAGTCTTGGACAGTGTCAGGACAATGTTCGGTGGGTTCCGGAGCGCGCCTGCCCGAGGTCAAACATATGTGTCGACCAGGACTGCATGGCGCGCTCGATCCAAGTGGCGTTGCGGTATTCGCAGCCCTCCTGGACAAGCCATTCATCCATCCAGCGGATGGCGGCGTCGTTCTTGGCGAGTTCCGCGTGATAGCCCGCCACGGTCGAGCGCAGCCGCTGCAAGCGCTTGGCCGCATTGGCGGCCTCATGCTTGGCGCGGTTGTCCTCCTTGCGTGACAGCGCCTCCGTCAGCGTGCGCAGCACCATCGGGTGCATCAGCCGCACCTCACCGCCCTCGCAGATGCAGGGCGTCCATTTGTGCAGCGGGCCGTAGTCCAGCTTGCACAACGCGCGAAAGTGCCCGGGATCCACCAGCAAGAGCTTTGCCAGAATTTCCAGATCCTGCGGCACCGTGCCGACCGGCGTCTGGTCGTAAGAGATATTGATCAGATCAAAAAAGAGCGCCCGGCACTCCGGTGTGCCCTTGAGGCGCATGTCCGAATTGAGCCAGCGCCGACGCTCCCACGCCATGAAGTAATGGCTGTCGAGCCGATCCTCGGACCCCAGCGGATATTCCGGCAGATCATCGGTCGAGACCGGCTGCAAACCTGCTGCATTCAACATCACGCGGCCTCCCCAAACAAAGCGGACAGCTCACCATCCAGCGCCTCGATCATCCGCGGGCCGCTCTCTGCTGCGGGTCTCTGCACCATCTTGCGATAGGCCCCGGCCCAGCCGCGATGGCGGCAGATCTGGGTGCAGGTGCGCATCGACGCGCCGGTAAACTCTGCCATATCTTGCAGGGTGCATTCGCCGGCACTGTCCTGGATCAGCCACCAGATCTGATAGGCGATCCGCTCGATCCGGGGTGAGGAATTCTGTGCCATCATGCGGCCCTCGCCAATTGATCCTGAAAGAACGCCGCCGCGCCGGGATCGGTCAGGATCATCAGCAAGGCGGTATGGCTGGCGGGCGCAGTGACCGCGCCCCACCAGTTGAGCGCGGTCTGAAACGACACATCGCAGAACAGCGCCACCTCGCGCGGGCTGTGAAACCGCGCGTGGAAGTAAGCCGACCAAAGGTCAGGCGCGTTGACCTTCAACGCATGAGGGTCCAACTGATTTGACCAAGACGCTTGGTCAGCTGACGTGCCAGGCTGATCGCATGGCACATCATTGTTCACGATCAGGGTTAGACGCGGGCGGCTCATGCGGCTGCGTCCTTCTGCGAGGAAGGTCGCACCATCGCGAACCATGCGGTTTCGCAATTCACGCCCCGAGCCTCGCACAAGACCTTGATGCTCAGATACCAGGACGCCGGAAAGGCCCCCCGCGCAATCGCATTGCTCACGGCTGTAGGCCCAACGCTGACAGTATCTGCGATCTCTTTTCTGCCGATCACGTCGGCTATCTGGGAAACGTTCATCATAAGCGCAATATCCACGTTTTGTGGATTCACTCAAGTCCACATTTTGTGGTTTGCCCAAAATTCACAAAATGTGATCCAAAGAGCCTATGAACATAGCCAACAAATCCTACCCTGAGATCGCTGATCGCCTAGTCGCCATTCGCAAAGCGTTCGCTCCCGACGCGAACCAGAAGGAATGGGCTGCCAAGCACGGCTTCAACGCGACTCAAGTGAACAACTGGGAGAAAGGTCTCCGGCGAATCCCCGTAGAGAGCGCCGAGAGACTCTGTGAAACCTACGGTGTAACGTTGGATTTCATATACCGAGGCAGAAGGGATGGCCTCTCCGAGACTGCCTCAAAAGCCCTCTGATCGCACCGGCCGATGTGCTTCACCACGTGATCCAGAGGCACGTCCAACTCGTCTGCAATCTCGATCATCCTGTCTAACCTCTTGTCCACTACCTTCATACGCTCTTTTGCCTGTTGCGTGTTCCGTTTTTGTTCCATGAATAGAACTTCGTCCTAACACAGGTCAATCGATCTTCTGAGGTGTCGGGATCCCTCGCTTTGCAGAGCATTGAATCACTTGATGAAACCCCAAAATCCACAAATTGTGTTTTTAGTGTTGCAATATCCACTTTTTGTGAATTATCGTACGATCATCAACCGATGGAGGATTGAATGCAAAACAGACTGGAAACCGTGCTGCGGGACGCGCAGCAGATCGCAGGCTCGCCCGAGGATCACCTCGACAGCCCCCACCTCTTCACAACAGCCTGGGCAACACTGAAGGCCGCGCGCGGCCAGGGCTTTGACCCCGCACGCCTGCGGGCTGCGCATCTGGTCGAGCGCCCGGCGCCGACGCCGGAACCGACCGAGCAGGTTCTCGACCGCGTCGGCCAGAAGGTCCGCCGCGTCATGGCAAATCGCCAAATCACCCCGAATGGCCCCCATGCGGCGTAAGGCGAGGCGCACCCGCAATGACAAACCCTATTTCTTCAGATTCCGCATCCATGGCGGACGCATCCCGAGGGCCCCGCCCCTCTGAGACCAATGAACACACGCGGCGCGTTGGAGGATTGCGCGCCGCCGATTGTCCCGAGGTTTCGCACCGCTCCGGCGGTGCGGATCTGGCGCGGGCGGATCAATCCTCCAAGTTGCCCACCGCCCGCGCATCATCCACCGAGATCAACACCCTCGCGCTTTATGCTGCGACGGAGACCCTCAGGGCGACGCCGATGCATCAGAGGTCCGAGCAATTCTCCGGCCTCGGCGGGTACATGACTGCGCCCATGTCGGATGCATGGACCCACGACGAGGCGCTCTGGTTGGTGGATCTGATGGGCATTCAAAGCACTGGCACATCCCGCCAAAGCGCGCTGAGCCGCTGGATCAAGACCGCCACTGCGCGCGTACACCGCCGTGCCAGCGATGGCCGCCCGGATTGCCCCTACAACGGGCAATTGCCTGCGCCAGAAACGCGCTGACTACCACTCACGATACAGACCCAAAGACATGATTGCTCTCGCAGCAATGAAGGATAGCATATGACCCAACAACTCATCGCGGTTGATGCTGGCGCGCTAAGTGACCTCATTGATCGCCTCACCAAGATCGAAAAGCTCCTTGCATCGGCGGAGTTGTCGCGTCGGGAGGATTGGCTTTCCATTCCCGATGCCGCGCGCATCTTGAAATGCGATCCCTCCACCATCCGGCGCAAGATCAATAGTGGAGAACTGAAAGCGAGCGGGACCGGTAAGACCCGCCGGGTACAACTCAGCTAATCTGGCCCCGAGTGAATCGCAGATGCCTCTTCAGGCATCAACGTTGTGCATGGACCATGCTGCCAGCTTTAACGGGCAGATTATAGCCGACGCAGGTCATCGAACCAATTGAGGTTGTGCGTGCGGTATGATGGTGTCTAGAACTCGCGAACAGAGGATCGAGAGGGTTGGTCAATGCCGAACCGTCTTCTTGGACGAGACAACAGGGATCCATGCCACCTTAGACGGAATGCTCTGGGAATACGCTACCTTTCATACCGCGGTGAAAATTGTCCATCTGGCAGAAAAGCGCGATGACGAAGGCCACCCAGTAAACAAGATGATATTCAATATGGTAGCTGACGGCTACTGGTCGCGATTGCTGTTTGGCGTCAGAAAGTTGTTAGATCGCGCTGGCTTGACAGGCGCGAAAGGGATCTATTCGGCTACGGTCCGTAGTTAAGGATATGCGGGACTGTCGTGCTTGGCTCAAACGGCGCTTCTGTGTGGAGAATTTGCATGGAGTGGAGTATGACCTGGAGCGACTAAGAGAGGAACATCAAAGCCAACTGATAGAATCTCAAGGATTAGCTTGGGTGGCTCGAGAGTTGCTTCTGAGTGAGCAAGCGCATCGTTGTTTCGATAAACTTAGTGGAACCGACTGCGACACACGTAGCGAAAATGACCTAATAGGCCTGTCCATAATCGAACGCTTGGAGGCAAGACTTGCAAAGCTTGACTGCATTTCAGATCACGTAAATACGCACGTTGCTCACTCTTGAAACGTTGAGAGTCGTGGCAACAAGTATTTGGCAGGTTTTCAGCTCAAAGATGCAAAGGAAGCACTGCGGTGTTTGAGGGAAGTTATTTGCTTGACCAGTCTCTGGTTTGCAAACGAAGGTTGCGCTGGCCTTGCTCTTTACCAGGGGGATCAGTTCGAAGGGTTGGACTTCCCTGTCGTGGATACAAATGAATTAAGCCTGCTCTCTAGACAATGGGAAAAAGTGGAGCGAGACATCGATACATGGCAGATATCAGTGGTAGATCTCTAAACATATTTCGAGAGACTGCTCGGCGGCGCCCCCAGCGCACTGCCTTTGATTTTGCAGATCAATTCTGCGGGCACCAAGGTAACACCAGCCCGGCGCCATCGCGACATTCATGTGAGATGCAGTGAATACTCTGCTGTATGCTTGGCCGAAGCACGGTTTCCATTGCCATATTGCGATGATCGGCCGTCTCGTTCGATCTCAGCGGCAATCAGGATATTGACCTGCGCGGCATGTTCAGTTTGATTGGAAGCGTGGGATGGTATGTTGTTGCAACGAGAGTTGCGGTACGACGTATCTTCGTGCTTGACCGCGATAAGCGTAGTGAGTTGACAGTGAAGAGCGTCGGGTTGCAAGCCCGAAGGTAGTGGGTTCGATTCCCACCCCCCGGACCATGACCGGGGGTAGCTCATCGGATCAAGCTGTACGTTTGCTGCGTCAGGCGAAGGCCTCCCGCCACTTAGTGTTGCGGGAGGCGGCCTGATTGTCGAAACGTATTTTTCTTTCTGTTCAGCTACCCTTTGCTGATTACCGGAATTTTATACCACGAAGGCCTTACCCTGTTTTAAGACCAGCGTGGCCAAAACCTAGTCACAACGAATTTGTCCGGAGGTTTGGCCCCGTTCGGTCCCGAGATTTCCTCAACTCCGGTGAGAACCAAAAGTTTTACCTGGCGCAATCTCAGAGTTCAGAGCGTTTTTACGTCAACGCCAATTCTCTTATCAACATGTCGAGGTACAAATTAAACCGAGATACAAGCGTGTTAGGAGTACAGCCTTGCTACCTTAGGCTACTTGCAGATGGTCAAGCGCTATTTCGGATGGAGATCGGGATTCTTGTTGATATCGAGAAGAATGCCCTCCGAACTGGGAGCGTACTCGACAACATCATAGACGCGGTTACCTGTGAAGCTATGTTTCGATATAGAACGAATGAGGCCAAGCCACGCAAACCTGTCAACTTGTCCAAACTATGCGCCGATCTTAGGCGTAAGTACTTCCACGCAACTGAGAAACATCCCGAAGACAAATCATTACCTCCTAGCTCCTTTGATGGCGGCCTAGTTCGACCGCTGGACTGGTCTATGATAGCGGTACTTCCAAACGCGCCGTCTTATTCATGGCTGCAAACATGCGTTTCTGCGCCACCAGTCGCACGGTCGCCGAATGCCACAAATATTTCAGTTGGCTTACGGAGATCTCCGACAGGGTGCGGTCGGATGTTCGCATCCACCTGCCTAGTGATTGCACCGCACAACCGAAACGGACAGCAGCTCGCTAGGCACCTGCGACTTGGATTTTTAAGGTCGCGAGCAGAGCTTCTCTCGCTCTGGTCCGTTGTTTCTGAATGTCGGCAACACGGAAAACTATACCAAGCCGCCAACCCCGAATGCCAGTTCGATGAAGCGATCTCTCTTCGGAGATACCTAGTTTCAGCGCTTGATCGAGTTCTTGACACGGTTAATGATCACGACGCTAAAGATGTATTGTTGTCTGCACTGGCTAGTGAAGGCATCCTTGACCCAGAAAAGATCGCGATGTTGCGTAGCTACTGTTCGCAAATTCTAGATGCTGGCATGATTCAAAGGACCGAAGCGACGCTCAGAACCGTAAACATTTTTGCGACAGGGGGCGCGGCCAACATCAATCTGGGCAAACAAAAAATTGATAGGAGTACAAATCAGGTGTCAAGAGATAGTTACAACTTTAACGACAAAGTCACTGCCGGCGCGATAGGTGAGAACGCTTCTGCCAAGAACTTTTTAAATGGAACCCCCAACGATATGGATTTTGATAAGCTCAAGGCTGAGCTAGATAGGTTATGCGCCGCAGCAGCAGTAATAAAAGACACTGACCAAAAGGCAGCTGACGCTGAAAAAAACATCTCAAATGCTCGCGAGGCCGCTGACAAGAAAGATACGTCTGGGGTCATGTTATTCCTTAAAGCATCTGGGGAATGGATTGCTGAGACTTCTCAGAAGATCGCTGTGCCTGTGGCCGTGGCGATACTCAAGGGAAAATACGGCGGCTAAGGAGACCTCTTAGAGCTATTATGTTTCTGTAAATTGGTCAGGTTACCGTATCCCTAGGCTGCGGCCCTCAATCATCGTAACCAGCTGCTCAAGCATCTCTACGCGCTCCTGAAGCTATAGTACGCGGTGTAGATCGCAAAGCGCAAAGTGATAAACATCAATCGATGTCGCCCTGACCGAGGTTGTGGGACGCTGCCCCGTCAGGCGTTGGTTCTCCCATGATCACAGCGATATCGTGTGCTCTGAAGGTCAGCTCTTCCTAGTGCGCGCGTGGCTTGGATCGCCCGCCGTGTCGCTAGATTTGCAAAGGGCGCTGTCTGCACGCACCGGTCGCCCGACGGTAGTCTGGACAAGGTCCGCTTTCTGCGCCGAGTTGACCTTTGAGCAGGGCACAAACCGGATACGACTGGCGCTCTCGCCAATATCGGGACTGCCAGTCGGCGAGCACACAGGTTTAGATTGCTTGTAACCACAACCATTACCTTTTCACGATCTTTGATTGATGAAACAACTGTCATTTACCGATCAAGCCGCTTCGCCAAGTCTTCGGCGCTCTCGTTGTAGTAGGTCAAAAGCTGATTTACGTTCCGATGTCCAACCATCCTCGCCAGATCCATCACATCGAGCTTCTTGGCGAGCATTGTGATCGCCCAGTGTCGAGAATCGTGAAATGTTAGCCCCACAACCGCGGCTCGATCCCTCACTTTGCGCCACAGCACGTCTAACTGCCGTGAATCGAGTGCGAACACAGGATCAGCTTCTGGTAGCCTCTCCAGCATCTCCACGGCGCGGCGTGAAAGCGGAACCTGTCGCGAGGTTCCGTTTTTGGTCATAGGTAGCTCCACAACCCGGCGCTCAAGGTCGATATGCTCCCACTTCATGCCGACGATTTCCCCGGCTCGCATTGCGGTTTCTCCCGCAAACAAAAATGCGTGAAATGCGCGCGCCGTCGCGTTTTTGAGGTCATTGCCTGCGGAAAGTTCAAGCCGCTCCAGCTCCGCGCTCGTCGGCAAACGATCCCGCGCAGCAGCCTCTTTTGGCTTACGCACATCGGTCAGGGGCGAATCCCCTATCAATCCCCATTCCCGTCGAGCCACGGAGAACACTGACCCCATGAGGGTCATTTCTCTCCGCACCGTTGAGGGCGCTACTTTTAGCAGCCGGGCGTCACGCCAGGCGGCGAAATCTGCCGGCGAGAGGTCGGATAGGCTTTTATCGCCGAGATCGGATTGGCCCCATTTGTTCAAGCGGAGCGCTTCCCACTTATAGCCGCGCTTCTTCGAGCTCACCTCACGGGCATACCGCTCAAAGAGATCGCGCAGCCTCATCTTGGCGGAAATTTTCGACCCGTTCAGGATCTCATATTCCTTGCGGCTGGCCCAGTCTTGAGCTTCTCTCTTTGAGGGAAAGACCTTGCTGGCACGAACACCTGCCCTGGCCACCTCGGCTCGCCAGCCTGTCTTGGTTTTGCGAAACGTCGCCATGAATTACGCACCACGCTCTAAATGCGGAAAATATGCGTAACAACATGCGCGTTTTTACGCTTCACAGGCAAGCGGCAGTTGCGCAACCTTACCAATAAGCCATATTTTGCAGATATTTGAGTGAGCTTGACCACCATCAAAAGGGTTGGTGGTGCCTCAAGAGGGAATCGAACCCCCGACCTTGTCCTTACGAAGGACCTGCTCTACCAGCTGAGCTATTGAGGCGAAGCGAAAGCTGATCTACCCGCTGCCCGCAGATCAATCAAGATGAAATCGATACCTGACCCACCATCAAGTATGAATGCACAAAAGGGAGATGTGCTCGTGCGCCAAGAGCAATGTTGGTGATCCGCAGTTGAAGCGCCAACTGTGTTTACCTGTAGATCTGAAAGAAGGGGCAAGCCATAGCCTGTTGCCCTTGATCAGCATGCGTAGTTGAGAAGTGCTTTGCGGTTTTTTCTGTGTCGCTCGATCAATTTTTTCTGCTGGCTGCCGCAGGGAATCGTTCGAGCAGGTTTTGGAATCTCAGAATATGTCGTCAAGCCGGGAAACAACGCGTCGATCTCGACGCGGGCGGCTTCATCCAACAGATGCACTGCCATTGGCCCGCAATAGAAGCTCTCTGTTGGGGTCCCGTCTGCAAAGATCACCTCGTGTTGATCCATCACAAAATGTAAGTATGTAACCGGGTCATCAGTGTCTTGCACAAAAATTCCAGGAAGCGCCGTCAGCCGTTTGGCCGACACAAGAATGTCCTCTCTGCTGAACATGCGCTTGGCAATGGGGGAGATGGTCAAGAAACGATGCTGAGGTGAGACGAGCAGGTCGCGTGTTGGTAGGCCCAAGCCAAGAGCGCCCGCAGTTATGCGTATTGGTCTCAGGTTGGGGTGAGTTACAAGCCGTTCTCTGGAAACATATGTGCGCAGCAGGAGCCGCAAGGGCTGATATCCGCGATCTCTGGTGGCAATCATGTCACCCGGCTGCAAGGCCTCAATGGGCAACGTGCCATTTTGCGTTTCAATGCGCGCGCCCGGAGTGAAGCACGCGACATACTCGCTACTAGGGTTGCTTTTTAGGTGCGATGTTCGGTTGATATCAAACGTATACGTTGTGCCCGGCAGTAACTCTTCTGTAGCGATCAAGCCATGGACAGGGCCACCATTATTTCCGTCACCTGTGAAATGGAGTGACGTCACCTTAAGGCCGGTACTGCTGTTGATCAGGTCATAGGCCGAATGTACGGGCGACCCGGCGGCGTAGGTGGTACCATCAAGGTTGATATCACCTGCCAAAACCTGACTCGCATCGACTTCATCGAAGTTGCCATCGTCGTCGACCATCTCAATGAGAGTTGGTGTTGCCCCTGGTTTCAGCGTCAGAGAGTTCCACCCTGAGGTCGCATTGGTGCTCTCAGAAGGCAGGCCGCCTACGAAATCGTCAGGACTATACACATAGAAAAATGGCATTGGCACCTCCGCGTGGCTCAGACGCGTTGTGGGGCATATTAAACTTTAGTTAATATGATTTAGCCAAGATCTACGTAAAGCAACTGGCGAACAGGCCGTCTCTACGTCCGCTTTCTGAAGTGTTGCGAAATTGATGCATCAGAGTGACGTGATTGTTATCATCGCTGATACAGGAAACTCGACCTGTTAATTTCAGCGGCTCACCAACTGGTGTGGTGATCAAGGCAGCAGCTCAAGCGGCATAGATTGCTGATGCGTACTTTGTGTTTCCATCGCAGATGTTGAGAGAAGACCGAGTCTCAGGCCTGTCGCGGGTCGTTTAGTCAGAAGGCCTAAATTGCCCGCAGATTTAGAACTCGAAAGTTGTAATAGAATGATCGCAAAGTGGAGCTACGCGAATTTCGCCAACGCATCACGTTTGTTGTGCAAACCGATCTCCGGAGTGCGATATTCCACCGCGACTTGAACAAACCCATCGGAAAGAGTGGTGAGCCGCGCAGG